ATGTACAAAAGAATGTGTAAAAGAATATAAATACTTATATGGCAATTAACGAATCAATCAATACTACAGGCTCATCAGATTATTTATCTGATATACCAGTTGGTGATAGCAGTAGAATTATTCGTTCTACTTCAAGGGCAAGTGTAACTTCCCGTAGAAAACGTTGGGCAGATTTGGATTTGGCATTAACATTACATCCAATTAGAAAGGATATTATTACTTTAAAGGATGATGCTGCAATAAAAAATGCAGTAAAGAATTTATTAATAACTAATTTTTCTGAGAGGCCTTTTAATAAGAATATAGGCGCTAATCTTAGAGCACTACTCTTTGAACCAGCAGACGTTCTAACAGAAATTAGTTTAAGAGAAAATATAGCAAATACACTGGCAAGACATGAACCTAGAGTGGGTGTGATTGATATTGATATAATCGACCAACCAGATTCCAACTCTTATTTAATATCGGTAAATTTTTTAATAAAAGAATTCGATACCGATCAGAGTGTTCAAATAATATTAAGAAGGTTAAGATAGAATTATGGCAACGAATTTAAATGTAACAGAATTGGATTTTGATCAGATAAAGCAAAATCTAAAAAATTATCTAAAAACACAAACTGAGTTTTCAGGTTATGACTTTGAAGGGTCGGGATTAAGTACCCTTCTTGATGTTCTAGCATATAACACTCATTATAATGCCATGGCCGCTCACTTTTCACTTAATGAGGCATTCTTGGACTCAGCACAGATTCGTGGTAATGTAGTCACAAGGGCAAAACTTTTAGGTTATACTCCAAGATCCGTTCTTGCTCCAAGGGCAACGGTTACACTTGTAGTTGATGTTCTTTCAGAAGTTGGTAGTAAACCAAGTAATTTATCACTACCTCGAGGGACTAAATTATCAACTACTGTTGCAGGAGAAACATTCCAATACGTAGTATTATCTACACAGTCGGCTCAACGTGATACAGTTACAAATAGTAGTGATGTAATAACAAGCGATACGTATACATTTACGAATGTTGTAATTGCACAGGGCGCATATAAATCATTAAGATACAGAGTTGATAATGATATTGAAAATCAAAAATTTCAATTATCGGATTCTGATACCGATACAAGTACATTAAGAGTTAGGTTACAAGAGAACGAAGAATCAACATCATTTGATATATATACAAAGTTTGAAACACTCTTAAATGTGGATTCAACTTCCACAGTATATTATCTACAAGAAAATTCAGGTGGGTATTATGAAATATATTTCGGCGATGGTGTTACAGGTAGAAAACCAAATAACAACAATATTGTAACAGTCGATTATATATTTACGGAAGGTGAAGAATCAAATGGTGCAAACATATTTGCTGTGGTCGATACGATAGGCGGATTTAGTGATATTGCACTTACAACAGTGGCAGCCGCGGCCGGTGGTGCAGAAGCAGAGACCAAAGAATCAATCCGATTTAACGCGCCACTTACATTTACATCACAGAATAGAGCTGTTACATCAGATGATTATAGAGCAATCATACAAAGAGAATTTACAAATATATCTTCCATATCATGTTGGGGTGGAGAAGATAATGACCCACCCGATTATGGTAAAGCATATATTGCGATCAGACCCTTGGTTGCAGATATACTTACACCTGCTGAAAAGTCAGAAATTACAGGTACTATATTAAAAGGTAAAAACGTTGTATCTATTACTCCAGAAATTGTAGACCCTAATTACACATATTTGGAATTGGATGTATTCTTTAAATATAATCCAAACCTTACAGATAGAACAGCAGTAGAATTAACTTCGGTAGTCAGAGATACCATATCAGATTATAATTTTAATAACCTAAATAAATTTGATGGGGTATTCAGGCATTCACAATTATTAAAATTAATTGATAACTCGGATCCTGCAATACAAAACTCTACTGTAAGACCATTTATGTTTATGAATATATCACCTTCTATTACTGCAGGTGCAAATAACTTTTCATTAAAATTTACATCACCTATTTTCCAATCTGGTAGTTCTACGGCATTTATTTTATCTTCAACTGCATTTGAAATGACAAACCCGCTGTGGTCTGGCATTGACCATTATTTTGGAGATATACCAATAGCAGATTCTACAAAAAGAAAAGTAATAGTGTATAAAATTGTTGCTGGGGAAAATGTTATAGTCATTAATGACGCTGGAGAGATAGATGTGATAAATGGTAATGTTACATTAAATAATTTTACTCCAGAAACAACTTCCTCAATTCGAGTAACCGTAATACCTAATTCATTAGACTTGGCACCTAAAAGAGACCAATTAATTGCAATTGATGCAACAAGAGTAACAATTACTCCTGAAATAGACAAGATTTCAGTGGCAGGGGCATCCGGAACAATAGGATATACAACACCTTCAAGGTTGAGATAATCAATGACAGTCAAAGATTCAAAATTTTATAGTGACGGTATTATATCTCCAGGATATATTGAGTCTACAGCATCTTCTACAAGAAAAAGTAAAGAGGATATAAGATTTAAAAGTTTAATTCCTTCAGAAATATTGGAAGGAGCCGACGGAATAAAACAACTTTTGGAAGCATATTATACATTCTTAAATCTTGATGAATTTATATACGAAGAAAATGAAACCTTCTCAGATATTGTTCTTGACAATAAAGCAGTTTTTAGAATATCAGATCCTAATAATGAAAATAATAGGTTCTTTACTGATGAACAGGGTAATAGTTCTACACTTACTGTAACGGACGGCTCTGGTAATATTACAACAGTACCACTTTCAAGTCCTAATGTTATTACTATTTCAAATGGTAATGACTTACCTGGCACTTTGGCTTCACTTACTTCAGAAGTTGGTAAAACATTTCAGGTACAATTCTTTAATGCTGATGGTACGGCAAATTCTTCTTTTAATACACAAACTGCCAAAATAGTTACACCAGCTAAAAACTGGGTAGGCCCTGGGCCTTCACATATTTTAAATAATATAGAACAGGCCATGGACATTGATTCTAATTCAACAGTATTTTTAGAATTAATGCAGAAAGAAATTGCGGCCGCAATACCTAGAAGTATAACAGTTAATAAAAGAAACCTATATAAAACAATTGTTGATTATTATAAAGTAAGAGGTTCAGCAGATTCTATAGAAATATTTTTTAGACTTTTATTTAATGACCAAGTGGAAGTACAATATCCTTATGATAAAACATTAGTGCCTTCATCTGGTAATTGGGATTTAAATGCCGCATTACCTAAAGGTGGCCTGTACTTAGACAATAGAGGATTTTTATCCAATAATATTAAAATACACGATAGTTTAAGATATCAAAGATTTTCATACCTTGTGCGTACAGGTCAAAACTTATCGACTTGGGAAAATGTATTTAATAGGTTAGTACACCCTGCTGGATTTATATTCTTTGGAGAAATTTTATTACTTATTGAATTAAGTAAGGCAATATTGGGAGAAGATACTACAGAAGGTGATACTCTCATAAGAAAAGTATTATCAGCTATACCAGAAAGACAACATGGTGTAATAGGTATTGAGGATATTCCATTACTCGTAGAGGCATTTGCTTCTGTATTCTTACCTACAGTAGAAGCCAGAATACATAAAAATGCTACTCTCTCAATAACATTAAATACCACAGGTCAAGTAACTGCAGTTGAAATACCAAAACCTGGGTTCGGATATGCATCGGTTCCTAGTGTCACGATTAATGGTGAGGCTCAAAATGACTATTCTCAAACAGTTAATGGAGCAGTAGATGATTCAACTTCAGTTACCCTTGATTCTGGTACTGGTGTGGTGGTCGGCCAAGGTGTCTATGGCACTGGCGTCGCAGCTGGTGCGTTGGTATCTGCTATTAGCGGAGTTAGTTTAACGCTAAGTAGCGCTAGTAGTATAGCAGATGGCGCAACCCTAACATTCTCACATCCAACTAAGGCTTCTACTGTAACAGGCGCACATAGT